GTGAACCCTAACCGCTTGGGCTGGTTGCTAGATGATTGCACCGTCTTAGATGCGGAGTCACGCAAAGTTATTGACGTATGGATGAGCGCCCTAGAGAAGGGTGAGATTGTCAGAGCAGTTGGTAACTCTCGTTGCGGTAAAGGTTTACTTCTTTGGGGAGAGCCTGGTCACGGTAAGACAACCATCTCGCTCTCAATCATCCAAGAGATTATGACGCGCTTTCCTATTGAAGCGTTTGATGTTAAAGAGGGTCGTGTACTGATACGTCCTTGCTACTTCATTACGTTCAACGACATTCTCAACCTTAAAGGTGAGTTAATGGAAGAGGGCGATGAGGACGCACAGATTTTATATCAAGGCATTCTCGGTGACTGTCCAAACGACTCTTACAATATCCGTGTACTTATCATTGACGACTTGGGTAAAGAGCACGCTTCGTTATCTGGTTGGCAAAAAAGTATGTTCCATCATGTGTTGCGCACTCGCTTTAACAACGGATTGCCTACCATTGTTACCACTAACATCAAGTTAGAAAACTGGGGCAGTATGTACGGAGACGCAACAGAGAGCTTTGCTCACGAGTCTTTTATCTACTTGCCTATCGAGACAACGGACCTACGAAAGTGAGCGTTAACATGACTGGCATGAGGCTTATACAGGTATTCCTGAGCCAAACAAAGACACCTGGCCCAGGTATCTATGAGGTCTCTGGGGATACCCAAGGTAACCTAGCCTGCACATGTCCTGGCTTTAAGGGACGCAATACTTGCAAGCACTCGCGCTTTGTTAAGTCTCGTATTGAGAGCAATAACGGCTCCTACCCACTTGAGATTTCTAGCCGCGCCACTGAGGAAGAGGCGTCTAAGGCAAAGAAGTCTGAGAAGGACTTTCGAGAGTTCATCATCAAGTACGGGAGGATTGAGGTTTACTAATGAAGAACGGGGATATCAGCAATGAGCTCCCCAAGAGAATACTCGTTACAACAGACGCGTTTTCAATTGTGGACTCAACTATCGTTAAAAAATTCAAGATAATTCCAAAGGTACATAAAGAGCTAAGAATCCGTCAGGATATCCTCAGCCGTCTATACCTGTTTACTACTCGTCAAGGCGTGACCCTTGAGCTCATCTCGTACGACTTTGAGACAGAAGAGCTTGAAGAGTTGATGCTTACACTCGACGCTATGGGCACTAACCCATTCCGTTACTGCAGGGCGTATGACTCCATAGAAGGTGTTGTAAACCATCTGGCTTATCGCCCAGAGGTTCTTGGTGTTATTGACTTGCCGAAAAATCTGTTACGTTATGGCCACTGGGGAATGGACTTCAACTACTTATGAACAACGAATCGTATCTACTAAGTAAAATCATCACCGATAAAACTATCGGCTATGCGCTAGAGCGCGGTGTTTCTGATGAGTGGTTTACTGACACGACCGATAAGAACATCTTTAAGTTCTTACAGCATCACTACTCGGAGTACCAAGAGTCTCCAAGCCTAGAGATTGTTCAGTCCAACTTTAGAAACTATGACCCTATTCCGGTTCAGGACAGCGTCGACTACTTCATTGACAAGTTGGTTGAGGCTAGACGCAAGGCCGTAATCATCAACACCATGATTGATGCTACGCAAGACCTTGAGGTCAAGAAGGACCACGAGAGTGCGCTCTTAAAGTTACAGCAAGGCTTTGCTCTACTAGAGCAGACAGGTCTTGGTTCTACCTCTGACCTTGAAATCCGCGCAGCCGCTAAGTCCGCTATGGAAGAGTACGTCAACCGTAAGAACAGCCCAGGCATGCTTGGTCTTCCTACAGGCTTCCCTACTATGGACGCTTCCACATCAGGGCTACAGCCAGGTCAGTTGGTAGTTATCGTGGCTCCTCCTAAGACAGGTAAGTCAACGCTCGCTCTACAGATTGCTATCAACTGTCACCTCAATGGTCACAAGCCTATGTTCATGTCCTTTGAGATGAGCAACAATGAGCAGAAGACTCGCTACTACGCTATGCGCGCCCGCATCTCCCATAAGCGCCTCATGACAGGAACGCTTACGGCTGAGGAAGAGCAACGCTATGAGCGCATTGTTAATAGCATCCAGACTATGAACGACGACTTCTGGTTCACTGACTCCTCTAGCGGACTTACTGTTAGCGCAGTAGCCAGCAAGATTCAGAGCAAGAACCCAGACATCGTGTTCATCGACGGTACCTATCTCATGTTTGATGAGGTGACTGGCGAGTCCAACACCCCTCAGGCCATTACTCAGATTACCCGTAGCCTGAAGCGCTTGGCTATGAAAATTAACAAGCCAGTAGTTATCTCAACTCAGGCCTTGGCATGGAAGATGAAGAAGGGTCAAGTGAGCGCAGACTCTATTGGTTACTCCTCATCCTTCCACCAAGATGCTGATGTTATCTTTGGCCTACAGCGCGAGGATGAGAACGTGGACGATACCCGTTTGCTACGCGTTATCGCTAGCCGTAACTCGGGCCTAAGCGAAGTCTCCCTTATGTGGGACTGGAACACTGGCGCCTTCCGAGAGATGGATAACAACGACCTATGACAGTTGAGGAGATGGAAGAGACTCTAGCCAGTCTAGGGATTAAAGTCATTGGGTCTAGGGGCTGGGAAGTTCAAGGCGAGTGCCCTGCACATGAGGAGAGAACAGGTCACAAAGACCGCAACCCTTCTTGGTATATCAACGCTGACTCAGGCGCCCACATCTGTTTCTCTTGTGGGTTCAAGGGCAACCTCTACTCGTTAGTAGCCTATGTACGAGGTGTTCCGCTAGACCAAGCAACTGATTGGGCTAACACCAATCTAGGTCTGCTGTCTAGGCTGATGCGCCTAACAGAGCCAGAGAAAGAAGATAAGCAAGAGGACACCATACGAGTAACTGAGTCAATGCTCAGCGCCTTTGTTGATGTTCCTGCCGAGGCTTTACAGGCTAGGGGTTTGACGCGTGAAGCGGCTAATGTGTACAACATCCGTTGGGATAGACACAAAGGCAACTGGATTATTCCTGTACGTCACGTCTATGGTCAGCTATTAGGCTGGCAGGAAAAAGGATTTAGTACCCGTTACTTCAATAACTACCCCAAGGGTATGAAGAAGGCTAAGTCCCTGTTTGGCTATCAAGAGTACAAGTCTGGCGATTTGATTGTAGTAGAGTCCCCGCTGGATGTTGTACGCCTAGCCTCTATCGGAATTACTGGCGGGGTTGCTACCTATGGTTGCACAATCTCTATAGAGCAGTTGAGCGCCATTAGAGGAGCTGACCGTATCATCTTTGCACTAGACAACGATGAAGCGGGTAAGGCCGCCTCTAGAGATATGTATACTCGGTGCCGCGAGTTGAAGACAGAAGCATGGTTCTTTAACTATGATGGTGTTGATGTAAAAGACGTAGGCGCTATGAGCAGGTCTGAAGTAATACACGGATTAGATAACGCACAGCACATGATACATGGGGAGCGGATGTTCAAATGATAATTGGTCTATCAGGATATGCACGGTGCGGTAAAGATACAGTGGCAAAGGTTCTTATTGACGGCTATAACTTTGAGCGGGTTGCCTTTGCCGACCCTCTTAGAGATATGCTACTTAAGATTGACCCAATCCTATTTAACGGTAGAAGGCTTACCACCTTTATTGATGAGTATGGCTGGGAGTTAGCAAAGGGTCACTACGAAGTCCGTCGTTTACTACAGACTTTGGGAGTGGCGGCTAGAAACGTAATAGACTCAGATGTCTGGGTAAATGCGGCTGTGGCTAAGATTGAGGCTATAACCTCTAACTGCATCATCACCGATGTACGTTTTGAGAATGAGGCTCAGAAGATTAAGGACTTAGGCGGGCAGGTGTGGCGCGTAGAACGCCCAGGAATTAAGGCGATTAACGAACATATCTCTGAGTCTAACCTTGACTCATGGGAGTTTGACAGATACATCCGTAACACCGGTACGCTAGAGGACTTAGAGTTCCTAGTTAAGATGGAGATGCAAAGCCTGCTATGACTTTTAAGGGCACGTTATTACCGTACCAGCCTGAGGCAGTAGACCGCATGTGCGAGCGTTCAAGCATGTTGGTAGCCTACGACCTCGGGCTGGGTAAAACCGTGCTCACTATTGCCGCGATAGAACGTCTTATGGATGAGCGGAAAATTACCGAGCCAGGACTTATAATCTGTTTATCCTCACTTAAATACCAGTGGGCCAATCAGATTGAGAAATTTACCGATGGAACTTCTAAAGCTTTGGTCATTGATGGAACGCCAAAGAAACGCGCAGAGCAGTATGCGGCCGCTATGGACTGGCGGAATTCGGGGGTTGATTACATCATCCTTAATTACGAGCAAGTTGTTAACGACTGGAAGTTCGTCGAGAAGCTCCCAAGAGGATATGTAGTCCTAGACGAGGCAACGGCTATCAAGTCGTTTAAGTCTAAGCGCTCTAAGCATGTTAAGAAGTTAACCAACACCCCATTTAGATTTGCTCTTACAGGCACGCCCATTGAGAACGGCAAGCCAGAAGAGCTGTTCAGCATCATGCAGTTCGTAGACCCTACTGTCCTTGGTCGCTTCGATATCTTTGACTCGGCGTTTATCGTGCGCAACAATTGGGGCGGGGTTAACTACTACCGCAACCTGCCTACGCTTCATACCAAGATGAAAGAGGCTTCTGTCCGCAAGGCTCAGAAAGACCCAGATGTTGCTCCCTTCCTTCCTGACGTTATCCACCAAGAGCCAGCAATAGTTACCTTTGACCGCAAGACCAGCAAGCTCTACACGCGTATCGTCAAAGACCTCCTATTTGACTTAGAGGAGGCTCAGGCTCTCTTTGGAGCCAACTTCAATATCTTTGCCCACTACGGCGTAGAGTCCTCCAAAGGCGGCCCTGAGGACGAAATGCGAGGCAAGATTATGTCCAAGGTTGGCGCGCTAAAGATGCTCTGCTCCCACCCAGACCTGCTCCGTACCAGCTCAACTAAGTTTGAGATGATGAATGGGGAGGGTTCTGCCTATGCCAATGAGCTGGTCAAAGACGGGGCCCTTGACGGCATCACAGGCTCTCCAAAGCTTGACTATCTGGTTCAGTATGTAAATGACTTTCTAGAGCAGAATGAAGAGAACAAGGTGGTCATCTTTGCCACCTATGTGGACATGCTTGATATGATTGCCCAAGAACTTGGCCCAGACAGGTGCCGACTCTACTCAGGTAAGCTAGATGCTAAGACTAAAGAGGAGAACAAAATTGCCTTTAACAACGACCCTAGTATTCGCGTCCTTATCAGTTCTGACGCTGGGGGTTATGGCGTTGATTTGCCAGCAGGTAATCTCCTTATTAACTACGATTTACCGTGGTCGTCAGGAGCGGCAACGCAAAGGAACGGGCGTATCATCCGTGCCTCGTCTAGATTTCAGTCCGCCATCATACAAGACATACTTATCGCAGGCTCCATTGAAGTTCGACAACACCAATCCCTCCAACAAAAATTCTCAGTAGCCAACGCTATTATTGACGGGGAAGGTATTGACGAAAAGGGCGAAATGGAGCTCAATTTAAGCAGTTTGAGACAGTTCTTAAACGCCTCTATTGTATAATTATGGGATGCCTAACTCACCTAAGACGCCTACACGCACCATCCGCGTATCGGATGATATTTGGCTTGCCGTCCAGAAGAAAGCTTCCAAGGCAGGCGTGACCGTAACCAGCGTGATTATCGACGCGCTCAAGGACTACCTCAAAGTTGACAAGGTAGAAGAAGAGAACTAACGTAGTGCCCCAGAGATAGGGGTAATATGAATCTAGATGAGGTAAAGCGCAGTGCCGTTCAATACCTGGCCCTCAAGCGCGAAATGGGTATTCTAAGCGACCGTCAGAATGAGCTAAAAGGTCGTATGACCGATGCTATTGATGTAGTAGAGGCTGATGATAAGGGCCATAGAGTCCTTGAGTTTGAAGATTCAGTGACGGGCCCAATTAAGATTACTAAGCAACGCCGCGTTTCTAAGACGCTAAATATGGATGTTGCGGATAAGATTCTCACCGACAAAGGTATTAAGAACACCTGTGTTAAGATGGTTCCCACCCTTGATGAGTCGGCTATCATGGCCGCTTTCTACGAGGGCTACCTAACCGAGGAAGATATTGATGCAATGTTCCCTGCTAAAGAGAGCTTTGCCTTTATCGTAGAGAACAAATGACAGACGAAGATTATATTGAAAAGGCATTTGCCGACCTGTACGAGTACTATCCAGGCAGCAAGAAAAAGCGCAAGCCTCCAGTTCAGAAAGAACCAGAGATAAAGGTCTCCCTTGACTGGGATACCAATCCAACTAAGCGCACCTTGCCTAACGGTACAGATGTTGATATGTTTATGATAGGTGCTCTAGCCGCCGCGCTAGGTCGCCCAATCATCACCATCCGTACATGGATAAAGGAGGGCTACCTGCCCTCAGCACCATATAGACTTCCTGTTAAGAAAGACATTAACGGGAAAGACCACCTAGGAAAGCGCCTATATTCCAGGGCCATGATTGAAGCAGCCGTAGAGTTGTTTCGTAAGTTTGGCGTTTTGGAAGTAAAGCGTATAGACTGGTCTCAACATCGGAACCTCAGCAATGAGATAGCCGAAGCGTGGAGTAACATCCGGGCTGATGAAACTAAAACAAACTAACATAAAGGAAAAATAATGAGCGTCAATCGCACAGAAGAATATATGCCAGCCACTGACGAGTTCAGTGCATCTGCAATCAATGACCGCCCAGCGCAGTCAACCTCAACACCATCTGCAATCCAATCTGGTTGGGATGCTGGAGAGAAAATCACAACCCCATCACAGGGTTACGCAAAGGACTTCAAGTTCACCGATGGTGGCTTCCAAGTCATTAAGTTCATCGACACTGACGGCCCATTCGCTGTCTATCGTCAACACTTCCTCAATAATAAAGAGGGCCAAAAGTCTTACGTATCACTAGGGTCCAATGACCCACTCTGCGTAAAGCTTGGTAGCAAGCCAGAAGAGAAGCGCGCCTTCTCTATCGTAAATCTTTCAGCCGAAGGTGGACCACAGCGCCAGATGCTTATCGCATCACCACGCTTGTGGAAGGCTCTACACGCAGCACACTTCTCCCCACAGGGTCCATTGACCCGCAATTACTGGGCAGTTAGTCGCACAGGTAAGCAACAGACAACCGCTTATCACATCAACCCTGTTAAGGGTCGTGACTTGATGGAAGACTGGAACATTGATGAGGCTGCTGCAGAAGCTGCCGTTGCATCATTCCAACCTTTCACACGTTCTGATATCAAGCAGCCTACATGGGACGAGCTTGATGCAATTGCTGACTCACTGCTCTAATAACTAAATAGATGTGTTAGAGGCCGGTGACCCCTTCCACCGGCCTTTAACCTTATAGGGGATAAAACATGAACATTATTACAACCAAAGAGCAACTTGATGAGATGGTTGCCTATTATCTTAAACAAGACGCCTTCGCGTTTGACGTAGAAACTGTCGGACAGCATAGAGGTGTACCAGCGGTCAATGAAGTGCTATGGATTTCATTTGCTACTAGAGGCCGCGGAGATGTTATTCCTATGGGCCATCCCAATGGAGAGTTCATAGAACTTATACGTCCACTGACCCCCGCAGGGCAGAAGCGCGTAGAAAAAGGACGGCCTGCTACTGAAGCAGACTACTCACGGGATAACAAGAAGGCCAAGAAAGTATTTGGCCCTGCCCCAAAGCAATTGTTCCCTGCCGAAGTATTTAAGGCGCTAGAGCCTCTTATGTTTAACACAGAGATACTTACTATCGGCCATAACCTTATCTTTGACCTCTGTTCTGTAGCCAAGTACTACGACGGAGTAATCCCAGCGGGTCCGTACTTTGACACCCTTATTGGTTCCTTCCTATACGACAGCCGTAATAGCGGTCGCCTTGGACTAGATGATTGCCTTCAACGCGACCTGGGGTTCAGCATGGAGAAAGGCATCGGTCACCGAGTAGAGGAATACTCGTTTGATGAGGTAGCCAAGTATTCGTACCTAGACTCTAAGTACACGTTCCTTCTATGGCAGGTTGTTCAGCCAAAGCTCGTAGAGTCTGAGGTAGAGAACGTTATGAAGCTTGAGATGGATTTGCTCAAGGTCTTATGCCAGATGAAGCTCACAGGGGCGGCTATAGACGTAGAGCACCTAAAGAACCTGCACGCTAAGTTTGACGCTGAGATTGAAATTGCTAGGGCAAAGATTTACCAGATTGCTGGCAAGGTCTTTAACATCAACTCCAACGCTGAGAAGCAGGAGTTGCTTTACGGCCCAGTCTCAGAGGGTAACCGCGGTCTAAAACCTACCATACTGACTGGTAAGGGTGAGAAGACTCCCCCAGATAAGCGGACTACAGCGGACTATTCTGTATCTGCCGAGGCGCTTGAGGCCTACCCAGATGATGAGTTGGTCGCCGCTCTACTTGAGTACGCTAACCTCAATAAGTTGCTTGGTACCTACATCATCCCTTACATCGGGGGAGAGGTAGTTAAGACCGTTAATGGCAAGGAGAAGATTGAGGAGCGCGAGAGCCTTCTTATCAACGGCAAGATTTACGGAGACTTCAAGCCGTGGGGTACAGAGACAGGTCGTTTCTCTAGTAGCAACCCTAACCTGCAGAATATCCCTGCGCCAGAGGACACGACTAAGGTGCCTGAGGAGAAGCAGCACGGTCGTATGATTCGTAACCTGTTCCACGCTCCAGAGGGCTACAAGTTGGTGGTCGCTGACTACTCCCAGATTGAGCCAAGAATTATCGCCTCTATGTCAGGTGACCCTATTATGATTGATAACTACCGCACAGGCGGAGATATCTATACAACCGTAGGTAACACTATGGGAGTTAACCGTAAGGCTGGTAAGGTCTTGGTATTGGCTATCGCCTATGGCGTAGGACCAGATAAGATTTCCC